ATCCGAAGAAAAATATTCGTCGGTTGGGTGGGGTTATTCCGTTCAGAAAACCTGAACGCGAGGGGAAGGAAAAGAGGAAAAGAAACGCGGAACTAGTTGCGCAAGTCGTGGGCAATGTCGTCCAAAATCTTAGCCTCCGGGCTGTCGGCTACAACTTTGGCTTTCCGCTCAGAAATCGCGTTGCGAAGAACGTGCTTTCGACTCCGACTCGGGGTGAGGGTAATACTTGCCAGTACCCATCCCAAGAACATTCCCATTACAAACGCGACGGCCATCCCAATTTCCTGAAGTGTTTCTGCATCCGTATTCATTTTTCACCTCCTTTCCTAGTGGGGAATTGCCAGTTTCCGTAATAGAAGCGGCATGAAATCCAGAGGATAGCGTAGAAGTAAACGACGGTGATTAGTACGGCTAAGGGCACCAACCACAAGTTAGGGAATGGGCAGTACCCGTTTCCTACGGGGCAGTAGCGGTCAGAAAGCACGGTAATTCAACCACCATAACAAACCCGCAATGGCGATGCTCCCAAGGAAAAATCCCACCAGAATTAGGCCCATAGACATTGTTTCTTTCATAGGTTTCCCTCAAAGTCAGTTATCGTTTCTTCTGTGTCGTATTCCCCGTAGTATTTCCGCCCATCTAGGATGAATTGTCCCAGGAAATCTCCGGTCAAGCCGTCGTAAATCTTGTAGGAGAAGTATGGGGTCTTTCCAAGTCTGCGGCAGTAAACCCAGTAATCCGTGTTCCGGCGCAATCGAATATCAACCTGACCTTCATCCTGAGTAGTATAGAAAAGCACGACATTTCGCTTACGAGTCTGTAGGATAAAGTACGTCAAAATCCGGTTGCGTTCCTTCATACTGTTGCGGGAGTCTAGGAGAACGTGTATTTCGTCCACCCCGATAGCACAGTTTCTTAGGTCGGTTCCCATAGCCGCTAGACGTTTGGCGTCGAGTTTTTCGTGCTTTACCCTAATGCCGAAATTGGTAAACAACTTGTACCCGTTCCGATAGCGCCGCAACAGGCGGACTACCATCAGCAAGGTTTTCCCGTTGCCCCGTGGGCCTACGAAACCCGTTATCATGGCATACTCCTAGAAGCCGCGATTAGGAGCCCGTTGCAGGTCGCCAGGTGGGGGCGTGAGTGAGACTTGACCGCGTAGGATTTCCACTTTCTCCTTACGACTTCCACGATTTAGGGATAAGCGGTGAACGTTGAACCACTTGGCAAAGTTTTCCAATCCAAGACCGGGATAGTCGATTTCGTAGCACTTGAGAACTGTTAGAAGATTGACTTGGGCCTCAGTCAAATCGGATTGCCCTTCAACTTCTTCCTTGCTAGTGAAATCTCGCATTACATGGCGAACATCGCTTTCCTGTTGAACCATGGTTTTGATTTCTGATTCCCATTCAGATTCCTGGTCGTGGTAAGCCCGCTCTGATGGAAGGTCAGAGACTTCGGTTTCTGACAAATCTTCCACCTTTACCTTCGCCTTCTTGGTTGCCACGGCTACACCAAACCTAGGTAGTGAGCGACTTTGTAGGCCATGTAAGCTGACACAATCCCTAACAGAAGGGACACTCCCAGCAAGACGAAAACGATAATCTCCGATACCCGGAGTTTGTTGGGAAGCTCCAAGGCTCTACGAATCAAGTCTGGGAGAAACTTTCCCTTCAGGTTTTTCAAGTCCCCCGTCTTGAGTGCCCCCGGCTGAATCTGATTCGCCGTCAGGGGGAATGGTCGTGGGGAATCTTTGGGGTACAAGGCCACGCGCATTTTTCTTCGGAAACCAAAGGTTGCCGGAATGGTAATGATTTCAGCCGCTTCCGCTGGAAGATACATTCCAGTTTGCGTTTCCCCATCGCCCTTCAATGGAACGGCGGTGCCGTCTTTCTCCACGACGAATCTCTGTGTGTTGTCTTTCATTGGTATTCACCTGTTCCTAATTTTTCCACCGATTTCCCAGGATTGAATCGCGTATAGTAATAGTAGGTAGAACCCAAAGCAGAACAGGGCCAAGCGTGGGAAGCTAGGCAACGGCCACAAGGCCCCCAGGGGGGAGAATACTGCCGCGAAAAGTAGGAACAATCCTGCAAAGGCTCGGTAAATGAAGTCCCCACGGTATTCACCCACACACATCAGCAGTAGCCCTATCAGGAGTGGCATCCAGTCTAGGAAGAGTTGTTCCCAATCCGGTTCCGGGGTCGTACAATCCGGGAGTGAGTCTTGGGAGTGGCAATTTTTGACTATCGCGTTCAACGTGGGCCAAGCCGTGATTTCAGTTGTAGCCTGAAACACATTCATACCCACGAAAGCTTGAGATTGTAAGGCTCCCCCGATGGTGATTGTAGCTTCAACCGTCGCCATGGCGCTACAGGTGTTTGTGTCCATGAGGATACGCACTCTGGCGGACTTGATACCCGTCAGGCTTCCCGCCGTAGATTCTTCTACGAAACTGCAACCCGTGTAAGTCCAATCTGCCCCCGCGTTGATTGTGATAGTCAAGCCCGTTGCAGAACTGAAAGCGTTGATGGTGGTATCAAAAGTGTCGCCAACTTTGGCAAACTCTGGGTAAGAGTAATTGATTATTAGGTCCTGACCGGACGCTATCACATCAATTTGCTGGGATTCCGTTAATGCGGCAACCGTGGGCAAAAACAGCGATGCGATTAGCGTTAGTGTGAGTGGGGTTTTCATGTCTGATATCTCCTGGAATCGTTTTGAATCAGTTTCCACACCGACGGCTCATTGTCAGGTTCACTTAGTATGTCGTTGCGTCGGTGGTATGGGGCAACCATGAAAGCCACTCCCAGGGCTCCCATGAGCCACAAGGGGTTTCCTGTGTCTTGGTAGTGGATTCCCATTATCAAAACACAAGCGACCCCGCCAAAGTGAATCCAGAAATTACGGAGATTCTCCGAGTATTTGGTGGGGATGTTCCAGGGTTTCAACTTGACACTCCCCGCACGAAAGCCGCGATAATCCAAATGTCAATAGCTAGGCCAATGATAGCTAGAAACACGTTGATTTCATCCGGCAACCCCGGCAAGGTTCCTAGTAGAAGGGAGCCAATGTATCCCAGGAAGCCGTCGCAACCCGTGATAATGTCCAAGAAATCGTCGCACGGGTCTGGGGCTGTTTCCGTCGCGGCGACCCCGCTGAGAATCGCTATCAGGATTCTGGACGCGACGACTAGGATAATCCACGGAATCGGATTCAAGTGGCTCCGCTCCCAGAACCCCGGACTTGCATTACCACGATTGCTAGGGCGACGATTGCGATAAGGGCCAAGTAAACCCAATGCAAACCCCAAAGCCCCGTGGTGAGTGCGGTTGCGGACGTGAACGCGATTCCATACATCAGCGGGCTATCGTACTTAGTTTTTCGGCCAATGGCGAAAGCCAATCCCATTACTAGGATTAAATCCACAAACCAAGCGACGTATGGGCACGTTGCTCCATCAAAGGCAACAAATACAGCCACACACAATCCAACGCCCCCAACGAATTGTCCCTTAGAATTGGTGAAAACGGAATCTTCATCTTCGTCAGCTATGCCATCCCCATCTGCATCCCCTGGGACACAGTTGGGACAACTGTTTCCCCCAACGGTGTTATCCTGTTGCACGGGCACTAGGGTTGTTGCGGCGATAATCTCGAATCGCATAATAGATTTACTGGAGGCAACCCACAAGTTTTGGCCTTTGGAGTCCAACGCCATTTCCAAATAATCCCCCACATCGGCATCGGTTGGCATTGTCAGCGTATCCCGTACATCCCCAGGGCTGCACCCATAGTCTGTTTGTTCATCCACACAGTAAATCGTGATTGTGCCCTCTTGGTAATGGGCGGCCCATAGTCCGTCGTCGCTCATGGCTACGCTTCGAGAAACACTTGGTTCAATTGAAACGTTCCAAAACGTTTCCCCCCGCGTGTGGTTGCCTTCCTGTTCCGCATACATTACTCCAAGACGCCCGGAAGCGGTTGCCACCATTACTCGGTTGCCTCCACACCCCACACCTTTAGCGCCCCCGAATCCACTACTGGAAAAGTAGTCCCCAAACGTAGGTTCAGGGTCGGAACCAACATTCACCGAAGGCCCCGCCGTGGCGATGAATACCTTGAACGGGACGCCTTCATGGGCGGCTCCCACCAAGTCTTTCCCGTTGTCGTTGCGCCAGGAACAAATCTGTTCTACGCTTTCGCTGAACTCTGTATCAACGGCTTCTGCCTGGTCGGGGCAAAGGTCGCATGAATTGTTTTGCACACACAACACCCCGACCCGGCCATCAATCGTGGAATAGGTCCAACAAACTTCTACCACTCCCGAATCAAGGAAAGCGCCCTCGTTTACGGGGGGCCTGTCGGTGTTGAAGTCCCACCGTGCCGCTTGCAACCGCCCCAACTGCCGGAGGTTGTCGGGGATTTCTACGGTTGCGGTGATACCGGATTCACATTCGGGGCCAGCCGATTGACAGTTTGGGTCGCCTAGAGTGTTTGATTTGATGTAGAGATTATCTGTTCCCAAGCCGTTGGAATCTCCATCGCAGTCCGCATAAGTTAGGTAATACTTCAATGCGGCTACCCCATCAACTCGGTTGCACTCGTTTCCAAGGCAAGTCCCAACTTCTGCGAGATTCAATCCTTGGTAAGCGTGAATTGCGTTTGGGTGGGTTCCATCAATGCAAGCGCCAACGGCTTCCCGTGTGATAATGGCGGTTCCCGTGGGGTCTATGGCGAAGCCCACCAAATTATCCACGTTCACGCGGGCACTTGTGGCAATACTAACTGGCGTGATTGCCCAAACGAGTTTCAACTGATTCCCGGATTGGGTGTCTTGGTACGACACAAACGTTTTCGTGGGAGTCATATACGTTGAAACAGAATCAATGGCGGGTAAGGCGTTGTTCGTGTACGTTAGAGCCCAAGCGGGTTCATCGCTAGTCCAAAGCATAACCCGGAAACTTTCGGGGGTAGTGCACGGGAACGCTAGAATGGCAGTACCCCCGGAGTTATCGGCTATCGCGTAATGGATTCCAGCCCCCGCAGAAATCATGGTTGGGGTGGTGCAAGTGCCGTCTGCTTGTGAGGCAATGTCGGGGTATTCGTCGGGTGGGTACACATCAAAATTGAAGTCTTGGATTGGGATTGTGTAAATGCTATCCGATGGAACGCTGAACGCGACAAAAGCCGTCAAGCCCTTGCTTACGGCCAGTCCATTCATGGGGTCATTTTGTCCTAGCGCGTCAGTCAAAAGAATTAGCTTCCCCGTTTCACTATCTTTTCTCGCTAGGGGGCAAGGGGCTCCTGCGGCAAGTGTTTGTCCATCCGCGCAAAACCCGGATTCAAAGAAAGGGACGTTCCAGAATGGATTATTGAAAGCACTCTGGGCCGCGAAATAGAGGGCTTTGGTTGTTCCACCGGATTCAGAACCGAAAACGCCTAGGGAGTTATCGGTGTGTGTAATGAAGGCTCCACCCCCGTCGCAATCAACTTGTGCGGTGGCGGTTGCTACGGTTCCACTAGCGCCTTTGTTGTCCAGGATACTCTGCCCTACGGACCAAGTTGCGCCACCGTCTAGGGATAATTGGAATCCACACCCCATCGTGGCGCCAGGGCCGACGCCGAATAGGATAGCTACATCGTTGCCGCCTTGTGAAATCAAGTCCAGCACTAGAGATTCGTCGAAAGTGGCGATTAGGTGTTGGAATGGCGTACTCCAGGTGGCCCCGTCGTCCGTGGTGTATGCACTCCATACAGCGGTTGTGGCGATTTCTACAGCTACAATCCAGGAGTCGCCTTCGAGGCCCAATAAGTGTGGGTCCACGGCTCCAGCGGCGAAGCCCAAATCTAGGCTTGCGTCCGTCCATGCCCCCGCTTCATCCCGCCACGAAAAACCAATGTTGTCTAGTGCCGCGTCCCGGTAGGCTACCCCAATTTTTTCCCCAATCCCGGAAACGCTTGCTTGTGTTGGGGCACTAGACAATCCTCCTACCGCTTCCACGGTCCATCCCCCGGCGTCTTGCGCGTTGGCGTTTGGCATGAGTCCCGCCAATGTGAGAATCAGGAGAATCGTGGTTGTAAGCGTGAGTTGGTTCTTCATTTCCGTTCCATCCAATTTGTTTGGGAAGAGGGCGGATTTCTCTTACGAGAATACCGGATAAGAGTGCATCGCGGGAGCCGTGCGCCTAGAAGATGTCCATTGCCTTCAGGACAATGCCGAAGACAAAGATACCAGGCAGCAGGGTGATGGCCGTCAGGGCGAAGCCGGTGAAGTTGGCTTCAAGCGCGACGGCGGCGGCAAGACTGGACACCAGGATTGCCAGGAGCAACCCAATGGCGACGGCCTTTGCGTTCTCTACGAAACTGCGGGCGTTGGATGCGATAGTGATTCACCCCCCAGGGTGTGTCTGGCGGGTGCCATCCCTAGAGGGTTTCACGCAGGAAGGTCTATATAGACCATGGGGCGTTTATAAGCCATGCTACCCCCCCAACAGGAGGCGGGCACTACACTTTCTTTACCACCCATCGGTGGACCGGCCCGCCATGGCGACACTCTAGACCCACGCATGGACGACCCAAACCTCCGAGAAATCCTAGGCGACGAAACCTCCGAAAAAGTCCGAATCGCTTGCCGCTACATGGGGCTGCAAATGCAAGTCCGGCAAGACATATCCTCCCGAAATTTCTACTACAATCTTGCAAAACTCTTCGCCGGAAGGTGAACCCTACGCGCCGCGACATATCCCCAAGAACCCGCAACAAAGTCGCTTGTGTGATTGGCCGTGCCGCACAATTAATTCGCCTCCGGGGTTGGTGCATCGGGGCATTGCGCGACGATTCCGGGCGTGTTTGCCTGATGGGCGCAATTCGAGAAACCTCCAAACCCTATGCTACAAAAATCCGCTTTACCGCTTACGACGTCGTAAACCAAAAACTCCGGCGTCAAAACGCTGACATTCACTCTTGGAATGACCAACAAACCTCTAGCGACCGTGTATCAGACTTGTTAGAATCCGTCGCCAAAGAATTAGACCCACACTACACGCTGGAAGCTATCTGCATCCACGGCTTACCCATGGATTCTCGTTGCTATGCTTGTTTCTCGGAGGCGTATTAGCGTGGATGAAGAGGCACACATCGCTTGCTTAGTGCAAGAAAGCAACCTCATTACGCAAATCCAATTCTCGCGCAATGCCCTGCGTATGGCATCCCCCGCGATGCAAGGTTTCTGGGAACGCCAGTTAGCCGATGACAAGCAACGCCTCCGAGATTTGCAATCCCATCGCACAAAGCAACAAAAACTAGGCCCCCCATGATTCACAAACGCAAGCCCAATTCCATTCCCCGCCGTCGTGCCCGCCGAGCGCGTGGGAAACCCGTGGCCCATGCGCGTCAGGGTGCCCCCACCACGCGACCACGCGGGGGGAACTTGAATGTCGTTGTGGTGTTGCGACGAAATCCAAGCGCCAATGATAGGAAGCGCGTTGCAAGGATTCGACGCGCAGCCGGGAAAACTAGGGTGGCGGTGATAAGGGAACCGTTGAAGATTAGTCGGGGGCAAATCAAGTCTGCTAGGATTCGGGTTGTCAAGCCTCCTACTCCGCCACGGCGGCGAAAACCGGGGAGAAAGCCATTACCCCCACGCGAGATTTTGATAACGAGTTTCCAGGCACGGGGAAGTGTGGAAGGACGATTCCGTAGGAGCCCTGGTGGATTGGTGGAACGTGAACGGGCATCCAATCGGTACTTTGAACTCCAATCGGAAGCGCCTCCTGGGTATCCAAACAGTCCGGGCGTTTGGAGTAGCCAAGAGGGGCTTTTCTTGGGGCAAGTGAACTTCCCCGGACGAATCCCGTTTGACGTTTTGCGTCGAATGTTGGATGTAGCCCTAGGGCTGAAGAAGAGAAACGGTCGTGTGGCGGATTTCCGCAACGTGTACCGCCGATGGGAATACAAGTACCAAGTATTCCAGAGGGTAGGCGACCGGCGAAGAATCCTGATAAAGAAGCGTGGCAACAACCGCCAATGGAGGCAAAACGCATGAACGAAACTAAACCTAGTAAAGACGCAATGACGCCCGAAGAACTCAAAACTGCCACCCTAAACAGGGGAGTCCGCCTAGTGGCCCTACCAACGCTAACGGTGAAAGTGATAGCGGTGCCACTACTGTTGTACGCGGGGGCTTGTGTCGCCCAGGCGGTCGCCTCCTGGTACAGGGACGGGAATCTGGCCGATGTGGCCGTGAACTCGGCCCTAGCCGTGGCATCGGGGTATTACGCCTTCAAGGGGGCCACGTTCCAGAAGGGGAAACTCAAGTTGGGATAGTCGTGCAGCTATCTTGGATGGAGTGTTTCACACTCCTATCCGCCAACTCGATACCGCAGGGTGTTAATCCAACGCTGGATTCCGCACGGGGGAAAGTGCGGCGGGAAATGCAGCTACTTGAGAAAATGTACCATGGCGGATACTTCTGCGTCTGCTTGAATGGTGTGCAACGGGATTGCCCATTTCACGGGGTGGAGCCCCGTGCCGTGGTACATTGAGGCAAGCGGCGACGACTTGGAGTGGAGCGGATACGCCTCAGATTGGATAGACCTATTCGCACGATTGAGGCGACTCTACAATGAGGGACACCGTGGCTTCTATGTGCGTTGGGATTCCCCGTGAGTAAGACCCGCGATGCACTCAAGGTTCCCATATACCAACCCCGTAATTGGGGCCGTGGTGGTAAGGGTCGGGCGTTGCCTAAGCCCTGGTGGGGATTGGATACGGAAAGAAATACGGAATCGGGGAAACGACTAGGGGATTTCGTTTGTGGTTGGATAGACAATAACCGGGAGTCTTTGCCGTTCAAGTCGTTCCAGGATTTGAGGGCGGGGGTTTACTGGGTTTGGAACGTGGGATACGACTTGGAGGGAATGGTACGGGACCTGGGGCTTGAAGAGGGTTGGGCGATGAAGGAGGATGGGTCGCCATTCGAGTTAGCGGGAGCGAAATGCGTTTACTACAAGGACAAGCGGTTTGAGTGGAAACGCGACGGGGAGCGATTGATTTTTCTGGAGGCAAGTAGTTTCTTCAATCGGATAGGATTGAAGGAAGCCGCTAAGACGCTATGTGTTTGCAAATGTGAACCGTGTTTGAGGCACCGTAAGGAGCCTAAACAGTTTCAGCATTGTGGAAGCGATGATTTGACTTGTCCCACAAAAGACCCTGTGGATGCATCAAAAATGAGTTTGAGTCGCTATGAGCGGGACCAAACTTACCGGCGACTCGTGGACAAATACTGTGCGAAAGACGCGAGAATTGCTTACCGCCTTATGGCTTTCCTAGAACGTGGCTTCCAAGATTTGGCGGTGGATATTGGTGGCACTCCTGGGAGTACGGCGCGGCGGTTCTTGCGCGATATGCCACCGTTCCCTAAAGTGATTTGGACCACACACCGCCCATTCCTAGAGTGCTACTGCGGGGGGCGTTTCGAGATATTGAAGCGTGGAGTTTTCCCGGAAGCTAGGCAATATGATTTGATTTCCGCTTACCCATGGGCCTTGTCTAATTGCCCAATGCTAACAGAAAACGCGACACACAATTTCACCCGACGATTGAGCGACAACGCGCTTTACGGGGCTTACGAAATCAGCTTCAAGTCGGATGAATACATGGGGGTTATGCCGGGGTGGCGTGGCAACACCCGCGTTTACAGTAAAGCCGAGAAACGGGGGTGGATTTGTCGGCCTGAATTGGAATGGTTGCAGAAGCGTGGGCACGACTACACAATACACCGGGGCCTAGAAGTATTCGACGAAACCGCCACAGATGGGTGGCGGAAATTAGTGTATCCACTATTTGACAAAAAGCAGAAACACAAGAATCAACCACTTGGCTTAGGAGCGAAAGTCGGGGTAAACAGCTTGTATGGAATCCTGATTCAGTTGATACTGAAAGGTGGGAAATGGGTTCCCATAGAAGAGGCCGTGAACCCCGTAGATTTCGCCGGATTGTTGGCGTTAGAGAAAGGTCCCAAGTCGTTTGAGGCGGGGCAATTCTACGCCCCCGTTTATTCCAGTACCCTAACGAGTATGGTTAGAGTGCGGGTACTGGACGCGGCGATAGAGGCCAAAGAAGAGAAATCGGTGGCGACACACACCGACTCATTGCTTGCCACGAATGGTCGCCTAGTAGTAGGTGAGAAATTGGGGGATTGGAGTTTAGAGAAAGAGGCAACGGAATTGATTATCCTGAAGTCGGGGCAGTATGCTATCGGGGATGTTGTGAAGGGTCGTGGGTTCAGTAAGCGGAAACTGAATCCTGAATCGGAGGATGAAATTGCGGTTAGACAGAAAGTGGATTTGTGGGCACAACAGCACAACCGCCGTGGCCGTGTGAGTGTAAGAACTGCGAAAGATTGGCGGGACGTTTCCGTGATTCGGGATAAGACCGTGGCAAACAATATCGGATGGGAGTTGAAACGTAAGTGGGATTCCGATTTCTCGGCACGACAGATTCAGCGTATGGTCCTACGGGGAGAATGGATGAATAGCCAAGCCCTGCAAGGGGTAGGAAAAGAAGGCGCTTGAAGGGGGTTAATATACCCCTAATGTGTACCCTGGTTTGCTCCAAACGGCCCAGGGCCGAGTGCGGAGAACGGGTGCCCAAAGCGTAGGCCAAGCCTAGAGCTTGGTTGCGATGGTATGGGACCGACTGGATTCTAGCGGATACTGAACGACTAGAATCCTCTTCCATTTTCTCCTATCCATCCGCCCACCGCCAGGTTAGAATCCTGGCAAGGGCATGAGACTGTAAACATGAACGAACTTGATTTAGTGAATCACACCGCTAGGAGCCAAACCAGCCGCTCCCTGTGGTGTGCAATGTGCGAACTTGAATCCATCAAACTTCTACTGCCGCAAGGTGGTTGGGAGGCCTGTTCCCCGCAAGAGTTAGCGGCGATTCGTAGCCGCATTAGCGACTGTGAAAAACACCTTCAAGATGTGAAAGGCGCCCTTCGGGTTCTGCGTAATGGGGGAATCTAATTGCCCCGAGTCCTAGGCAACCTGCATCACGGAATTAGAGTCGCGCTGGAGGGTGGGATATTGGTTTGTTTGGTGTACGACCGTGATACTGAAGAAATCGTCTTGCAGTTGTCGGATACACTCACCCGAGAAATCCTAGACCAAGCCACGCCACTTGTCAGGTGATTCATGGAGGCGGTACTTGTAGGTCGCAAGAAAGGGAAATCCACTTCCCGACTAGCCTACCACAACGCACAGGCTCCATGTGTCCACGCGAAACTAATAGCCCGACCCAGACTCCAGGAGCGGCGCATTGCGCGTATGCGTGGATTCCGTCCGTGCAAGTGGTGTAAGTGGTAGTATGCGCGTCAAACAAGTGGTGGCTCGAATCGTCGCGACAAAACCGACTAAGCCGCCGGAATTGCGGGCGCATGAAGCGTTGCGTGTGAGCTTGTTTCGTGAGCCGTGGTCTTGGCTTGGCTTGACGGCTATACGGTGGCGCAAGGCCCCGTTTGATGAACGTATTTGGCTATTCTAACAGATTCTTTCCCTTTCATCCCTGTGCCCCCATATCGGGGAATCCAAGGTACAACTTGGTTCCCTGGAAGTGCCCCATGGCAAACAAGAAAACGACAACCACAAAGCAAGCCGAAACGGAAGCAAGCAAAGCCCACGCCAACCGTGTAGCTCTGCTGAACGACACCCTCGCCGATGTGTGCGACCGCATCGGCGACACATCCCGGAGCTACACGACCCGAGCCATCCGAGCCAGGTCCGTGGACCCAAAGGTCGTGGAAGCGGGCTTCGCCGCGATGGAAGCAGCCGTCGCTGATGGGCGGGAACGCTACGCTGAAGCGCAGAAGTCGGACGATGTGGGCCGAGTCGCCCGCGTGGACCTAACCAAGCTCTAGGCCCACGCCCCGCCACCTTTCCCACCTTTACCCCCAACGCCACCTTCAGCCGGGTGGAAATCCTAGAAGTGCGACCCCCACTCGCCGCGCATTTCTTGGACCACAACCCGGCCAAAGTGTCGGGAAGCGTGAAAGCACATGGCAACCAAACAGCCACCGCAAACCACGGAAGCAAGCACACAGGAAACGCAACCGGACAACGCCACCCGTGGCGCACGAATCTTGAAGTGGGGCCTCTTGGCCTCACCGTGTGCCGTCAAGGTGTCGGAGCCCCCCCGCGTTGGGAACTTCGGCAAACTGGATGTACCGCTACTGATTGACAATCAGCGGTTCATCCTCCCGTTGTCCCAGAAGTCGCCGGATTTCGAACGCCTGAGTTTCGCGTTCGGCACCCCCGACAAGTGGATGGGATGCACCGTCCAGGTGAGCGACGGCAAAATGCTCAAGCAAGTGAGCATTGTGCCCATCGCCAACCCAGACGGCACACCGGCCCGAGCATAGGAAACCAACGCAAGCGTTGGCGGCACAAGCGGCACAGAATCGCTTGAGTAAGCCCGAACTAATTAGGTGCCTGATATGTACCCACTCCCGACCGGGACGGGGCCTCAAAGGTGCCATTGGAGGGGCGCGACTCCCACAGACAAATTAACGCGCAACCTTTTGGCCCTACCAACAACCCGTTCAATTCGGGTAAGGGCACGGTGAACCCATGAAAGAAATGCCAACACAAGACGGAAAGACATACGAAACGCGATGGACTGAAAGAACCCACGTTGCGACCGAAGGCACCGTTTGGGCCTACGGGAACGCAACCGTTCATGCCTACGGGAACGCAACCGTTCGGGCCTCCGAGAACGCAACCGTTCATGCCTCCGAGAACGCAACCGTTCAGGCCTACGGGAACGCAACCGTTTGGGCCTCCGAGAACGCAACCGTTTGGGCCTACAGGAACGCAACCGTTCAGGCCCGCGAGAACGCAACCGTTCGGGCCTACGGGAACGCAACCGTTCGGGCCTCCGGGAACGCAACCGTTCAGGCCCGCGAGAACGCAACCGTTTGGGCCTACGGGAACGCAACCGTTCATGCCTCCGAGAACGCAACCGTTCAGGCCTACGGGAACGCAACCGTTCAGGCCCGCGAGAACGCAACCGTTTGGGCCTACAGGAACGCAACCGTTCAGGCCCGCGAGAACGCAACCGTTCGGGCCTCCGAGAACGCAACCGTTCAGGCCCGCGAGAACGCAACCGTTCAGGCCCGCGAGAACGCAACCGTTCGGGCCTCCGAGAACGCAACCGTTCAGGCCCGCGGGAACGCAACCGTTCAAGCCAGCGGGAACGCAACCGTTTGGGCCTCCGAGAACGCAACCGTGGCGTATTGCCCCTGCGGTTGCCGGGAAACGTGAACTCCCACCAGAAACCGAAATCCTACGGGGATAGACCACAAGTGCCGCAAAGCCAATGGTAAGTTGTGCGGCAGAACACAGGCAAAAATGGAACGGACGCCATGAGAGGCTCAAGTGGCGCGAGAGGCTCAAGTGGCGCCTAGATGCAACCCCGAAAGGGGAAACGGACTGTGGGAATTAGCCATCCTTACAGCGGCAAGTGCCCTTCCGTCTTACCATGTGGCATTTGTGGTCCCCCAACGTATGGAAATGATTCGACGCGACATAGCCACCAACCTCTTCCTTTCACTCAAGAACCTGCAAGAAGCCCTAGAAGATTTCTACGGTGAGGAATCTATTCCTGGCCCCCTACATGCCACATTCGTAGAAGCCTCCAATGCTCGTCGTTTCGCCGAGATTCACGGGATTAGGGAAATCACCTTTGACGAAATTTTTGGACTTTTGCAGAACTAGAATCCCGATTTTCTTTTCCTCTTTTTCCTTCCCCTCGCGTTCAGGTTTTCTGAACGGAACAACCCCACCCAACCGACGAATATTTTTCTTCGGAT